TTGTTTTACTTGTTCTGACATAATATGATAATATAAAATTGGTTAATAAGTTTATTCCATTTGCAACATACCACCTAAATCATTCATTAAATTTTCCGCACTATTCTGAAAGTCTTTTGGTAAAGAGTCATTCTTACGTTGATCTATTAATTCAGATTGTTGTGTTGCTTGTATCTTTGTTCTCTCGTCTTTTCTATCTTCAAGTTGATTGAACTTATTTGTATCTGCTTGAACCTTTAATTGCGCTAATTGCATATCATAATTAAATTGTTCTGCCATTAATTGTTTTTTAACCTGCGCCTCAGCTTGTAATCTTTGCATTTCAAATTGAGATTTAGCTTGCTCTATTTGTATTTGTGTTTGAGCTAAAGCTTCTTGTTTTTGTACTTCAAATAACGCTGCTTTTTCCGCATTCTGTGAATTAGCATCTGCTTGCGCTTGTATATTTGCTAATTGTTGTTGTTGTACTTGCTCTAATTTCTTTTTTCTTTTTAGCTTTAATAATTGATTTGCTAATTTAAGATTTCTAACTTGTCTTATATCAATAGCATCTTCTAAATCAATTCCGCCATTCTGTAAAGATACTTGTATATTTTGCTCTAATTGAGCTTTTTCTTCTTCGTCTGGTTCAATTTCTAAGAAAATACCAAAGTCGTGCAGATTTAGTTTTTCAATTTCTTTTAAAACCTCCACATTATAAGTTGATATACTTTGTTTTAGTGAATTTGCAGTTAAAGGGTAGTTTAAACAATCAGCAATTCTTAAAGATATATTTTCACATATTCTTGTAGTTAAATATATACTTGCGTCTTTTATATGGCGAGTTGCTACATTAGAAGCGTTTGCTGCTATTTTTTGTAATCCTACTAAAGCATTTGCATCTGGCTTACTACCATCAACAGCCTCATTAAGACCAGTAACATCTCTAATCATTTGCAAATAATACTGGTAAGTTTGTATTAAACTTTGTATTTTACCTTGACCACTTGATGTTGTTAATTCTTGAATAGGCACTTTGCCTCTATTTATTTCGCCATCTTGAGTTAAAGATCTACCTACAATACTACCAGTTTGGAAATACATATTTAATGCTTCTGCTGGATTGTATTTTGTACCATTACCTAAATCAACTTCCATCAAACCATCAACGTCTAAGAATACACCGTCAGGTACTACTCTTGACATAACTTGCTGAAGTTTTAGGTGAGTTAATTGGATCATGTCGGCAAAAGAAATGCACTTAGTAACAATAGAATCAATTCTGCCCTTATACATTCTAGGAGCAACTATATTGTAATTCATTTTGACTCTAGCTGTGTCTGCATATGGACGTGTCATATCATTTGACAATCTCCACTCGAGCATCATGTCTGTGCCTATAATTTTAGCACCTGTATATAATACCTCTATTGTTCTTGACACTTTTTCAAAATTATCATTTGGAGGAGGATTAAAAGAATCGGTTTTTTGAATAACTTTTTCTAATCCGTTCTCACTTTGTTTTATTTTGAATACTTGATTCATATAAGTCTTATACTCAAAGTATAATACTTGTACCGTGTTTTCATCGTAATTACCCCATCCCTGAATATACTGTCTATTTCCAGGCATTTGTTGGATCTTAAGAAGTTCATCTTCCGATATATATGGGAATTCTTTTTTTAACTCCGGTATTGTCACTGCTTTAACTTCACCTACATAATAAATATCTTCAAAGTTAGGATCTTCCGTATATGAATAAACTAAATAAGCAGGATCTACATAATCAACAACAATCCCTTCTGATTTATTAAACGATGTTTTAACCGCCGCAATCCCTATAGTTGTTAAATCGTAGTTGAGTCTTTTTCTGGTAAGATCATACTTATTAGTCTTTAACACGGTATTTATTGCTTCTTCTTCCGCTATTTCAATAGATTGTTTATAGGAGAGCTGCATGTGCAATTCTAATTCCTCTTGTGTCTCGGGCAAGTCTTGCGCGGGCACATTTGATTTTGATATATTAGAACCAGTCTTTTGCATTACATCTTGAATTAATGGCTGGTTAATCATATCAAACTGTAATGAGGAAGCATAATCCATTTTCTTTTTAACAGACTCCGGGTCTTGAGCAAATGCTTTTACATCATAAGTTTTTTGAGAAACGCCATTAGCAACTATATCAACAAACTTTGATAGTATAGGAACTGGTGTCCAATCTAAATTCAAATAAGATAAATCACCATTAATTGATAACTCGTCTTTATATTTTTGCACAGATTGTTCTCCTCTTGCGTACAGTCTTAATCTATTAAAATTATTCCAATGTGTTAAATATCTATTACCGCTAGTCCTCCCTTGATTAAACCATTCCTGCTCTATAGCACGAGATACTTGTAATCCATATTCTTCAGAAGCCTTAGTAGCATCATCTACAACCTGACTAGGGAAAGCGCTATTTGGATTTGTGTATATATTCATTTACTTAATAATTTTTGATGTAGTTCCTTGATTATTATATTTCTTAAAACCTAAAGGGACAGACACTATTTCTCTTTTTTCAGTTGGCATATATTTGTTTCTATTACAAGCCATTATTGCTAATCCTGAACTAATAGAAGCATCATGATTAGTTCTTTTATTTATATCAAATCTTGCCCAATCTTCTAATGTATCTTGAAAATACATTGTTCCATAACCCATTTCATTTAAACCTACATATTCTTCTATATAAGTTTCTATGGCCGCAGCATGAGCCTGTATTATATCTTGAGATGAGTTTGGTATTCCTCCTATTTCTCTTTCTGTTGCAGATAGTTTATTAAATACTCTATCTGGTCTATTCATTGAGAATCCTCTATAACCTCTTCTTTTAAAATGATATAATAATCTTGGTTTATTATTTTCTGCTAATATCGGCATACCATAAAATATACACGCCATAAGCACGTCTTCAAAAAAGATCTCAGCAGTTTGAGGCCTTGATATATATTGTAAAAAGAATGTATTAGATGGAGCATCTTCCATTGAGAATTTAGTTAACCCATGTAAAGCTCCTTTAGATCCTTTACCATCTGTTGTTCCTGATATGTCATAAGGGTCACAACCAAATGCGCCAATATGTTCATTACCCGGATATTTCATACTATTCTTTAATATTATATTATTTTGTAAATGATAAGGAGGAATCCATGACACTAAAAATCTACCATCTTTGTTTGGATAAAATATTACTTTGGTATCTTGTATACCACCTTCCCATTGAAAATTACCTTTTGTTAATATATTAGTATTCCTTAGATCATTATTATAATCAATTTGCTCATATATTTTCGTAAGGTTAAATAAAGATTGTTTTGTTTCATCTCTAAAAGCGTGTTGTTCCGTTCTTGGAAATTGTCTATAATATTCATTTAGGGCATCAGAATCTGTTTTTAAACCGTCAACCTCATTCTGCCAGTGTTCAATAACACCGTAATCTATTTCGTTTCCGTCAATTCCTTTGATTGAGGTTTTTGGAGTATCGAAGACAGGTATCCCATAAGTATCAATGAATCCCTCGTACGACCATTCCATAGGTATGAACAAACTATATAATCCTGAACTAGTCTGTCCATTGCGGTTTCTTTTCGTAACGTCTGAGGCATAATATAATTTTTTAAAATTGTCTCCTCCTTTATCTAAAGCATTTGATGTTGAACCCATCATACACTTACCAATAATTCTACTACCTAATCTTAAACAGGTTTTAGTAACTCTCCAGTTGTTTAATATATTATCAGGTCTTAGCCATTTACCACTTTCATCATGAACTAGTAATTTAAGTTTTTCACCATCATAAGAGTTATCTCCTGTGTTTTTCCAATCTATTGTTGTATCAAGGCCTTCAAGTTCGTCAGGATTTTCTTGACTATCTAGTTTTCTTCTTGTAAACTTTGAAGCAGGCACTCTATAAGCAAGTTCTGTTTTTGGTCTATCCATACCATCTTGTATGGGTTTAAAGAAAAAAGGATAATTAAGAGAAATTGGAACAACCTTGTCTGTAAACATTGTTTTAGCATCTGCTCCAGCTTTTGATAAGATTCCAAACCTTGAATCACTTGATATAGTAGCTTGGTTAACTAATTCAGCGGATGACATAAAAGAAAACCCGGAACGTCTATTCTTTAAATAACACATTCCATAACATCTTGGATCTGCTTTACAAGCCTCCCAAAATATAAAAAATAATCTATTTGATTCTCTAAAATCAGGTGCTCCAACATCTATCTTACTCCATTGCAAGTACATATAGTGCGTACCTGTTATATATGTAGGTATTCCATTATTGTAAAATGAGAAACCTTCGTCTCTACGTTTAAATTCATTGTCAACATAATCATACCATCTTTCCTTAAAACTATCGGGGTATTTATTCCAATCAAATACACTCTTTATTTTTTCAAGTTCTTTTGGTATTTTTAATTGTTCCCAGTATTGCTCTTCCTTTTTTGGTGCTCTTTTAAATGATTCATCAATTAACGGCAAAGCAATCCTTAAGTTCTGTATCTCGTATATTTCTCCAATCTTACCTGTTTTGCTTATAATAATTACATCGTGTTCTTTATTATAACCATATTTCCATTTATTATATCGGTTTTGTTGCTTGATTACCGATTGTTTAATGTAGTCAGGTAATACTTTATAAAGTGTTTGCTCGTACATTACTTGGATCTCCCTTCTGCAAAACCTTTAAAAGTTTTTATTGTAGGATCTTTTTCTTCTTCTTCTAGCATACGGGTTTCATCCTGTATTCTGCTTAAGATTTCAAAAGCATCAAATATGGCTAACTTCTTTGTTGCTGCAGCGTTCTTTAATTTGTCTGCCGATAAATCATCATCACCATTATCTAAAATAGCCTCCTCTGCAACCTTAATTAATTCAAGAACTGCTTTGTGCCCAGCTTGGATTATATTCTGTTTCGTTTCCTTTATGTCCATATTTAATTACAATATCATTAGATTTCATACAATAAAGTCTTTGTCCATCAATAACAAAG